AAGCACAAGAGGAGACGGGTACCTGATGGATGAGACTCACATCGCAGACATTTGGATGATGTTCAAAGAGTATATTGACAAGAAGCAGTTGGAAATAGCAGCAGAGCGTTACGTAGATCTGTTGGCTGACTATGGTGTGGAAGATGAAGAATTCAAAGCCGCAGCAGGCTCAGACACAGTGCTAGACGATGCTATTTCTTACTATCTTGATTTGGATGAAGAATCGGACGAAGAGGACTACTAATGGGATGGTACTCAGAAGTATCGAGAAACATTTCCAAAATTCCTGAAGCAATTAGATTCTTTGAAGAAGAACTAGTTGCTGCTCGAGAAGAAGTCAAGTTTACTGGCAACATTGAACGAGCAAGTGCGTCAATGCCTGGCACTGTGGAACATCGTTTCAACCAGTTGCAGGAAATTGAAGCGATACTGGAGTACCTTAATATTGAACTGCGTAGATTGCGCAGTTCTTTTTTTCGTCAGTATCTAGAAAACTATCAGAGAGCGCTGTCGAGTCGCGACGTAGAAAAATATGTAGACGGTGAAGCGGATGTTGTTGACTATGAAAAGATAATCAACGACTTTGCGCTTATTAGGAACAAGTGGCTTGGTGTTTTGAAAGCATTAGATCAGAAGCAGTGGCAGATTACTAATGTTGTGAAACTTCGGGTTGCCGGAATGGAAGATGCTACATTGTAAGAATTTTTAAAATGCCACTTATTACGCTTAATTCTAAATCTATATTTTTTATTCATATTCCTAAAACTGGTGGTAGTTCTTTATATTCTAATCTGAAAGACGCAGGCGCAAAAATCAGTTTTATTAGACACAAGTCAATCGAAAAAATTAATAGACAGCATTATCATATAGAACTTTTAGAAAAGCATTTCCCTTCATTTAAAAAATACAAGTGTTTTACAATTATTAGAGATCCTAGCAGTAGATTACTATCAGAATACGTATGGCGAACAAAAGATACCGAGTTTAAGACTTTAGACAAATGGTTTTCGACTAATTTAGGCAAGCCTTATCATTGCCTAGATAATCATCTTCGTCCACAATCAGACTTTGTCTGCGACAATGTAAAAACTTTTCTTCATAAAAATTATTGTGAAGTAGAAGTATTTTTGACTGATTTTTTCAATAAAGATATTGACTTTTCAAAAAAAGAAAAAGTTTTTGAATATAAAAGGCCACAGTTAAAGCGCCATTTGTCTAAAGAATCATTTAATAAATTTAAATCCATATACAAAAGAGATTTTAAAGTATTTAACTAGGAAAATAAAGATCAAAAAAATTTATACATTACCGACAATCAGCAGTAAAGATAATTATAATTAAACAATTGGAAAAAAGATATGATGTGCGGAACAGGCAGGAATAAGGGCGGAAAGAGCACTGCAAAAAAGATCCCAAAAAGTAGTATCGGTGTTGAAATAGGCGTTTGGAAAGGCTTTACATCGGAATATTTTATTAAAAAAACAAAGCATTTACACCTTGTTGATAGTTGGTCGATTATTCCTTATCAAGAATCAGATGAACATGGCGATTATGAAAACTATATTTCTAGATATGCAGACATGGTAGGATCTAATAATCCTAATGATTTTCAGAAATATTATGACAATGTTTATGCATCTGTGTGCGATAAATTTCAAGGAAAAAATGTAACAATTCATCGCATGACAAGTTCAGAATTTTTTAATATTTTTAATGAGAAAGTAGATTGGATATATGTGGACGGCGATCACAGCTATGCTGGTTGTCTTAATGATCTAGAAAACTCTAGGCAAATAGTTAAAAAAGGTGGCACTATATTCGGGGATGACTACGATAAATTAGAAAAACCCGGAGTTAAAAAAGCTGTAGATGAATTTGTAAGAAAATATGACCTGACATTAGAAACTTATGCAGTTGATCAGTATAGAATAGATTTATGATAGATATTGTATGTTTTAAATGGAAAAAATTAACAGATGATTATTTACTCTCGAATAGGGTAAACTACACAAGCGATCATGTTAATATTCTTTATAACTCTATTAAGAGAAATACAACAGTTCCTTTCAGATTTTCTTGCATTACAGACGATAAAAATGGCTTAGATGCTGAAATAAGAATAATACCTCTATGGGATAGATGTAGAGATCTAGGAGGATGTTTTAACAGACTTTACATGTTTTCTAAAGATATGGAAGATATAATAGGAAACAGATTTTTATCTATTGACTTAGATTGCGTTATAGTAGGTAATATAGACAACTTACTGAAAAAAACTGACGACTTTTGCATAAATCAGTTTGTTCCACAAAAGAAAAAACGAAACCAAAACCAACTTTATAATGGCGGACTAATTTTAATGAATGCCGGTGCTAGAGAGGAAGTATGGACCAAATTCAATCCAAAAACATCACCGAAAGAATTATATACCATTATAAAAGAAAATAACTACATCGGATCTGATCAGGCTTGGATAAGACATGTCCTAGGCAAAGAAGAATCTACTTTTAACACCGATGATGGCGTATATTCTTATAATGCGGATATAAAAAACAAAGAATTGCCATCAGACGCAAAAATGATTTTCTTCTCTGGAAAACCCGACCCGAGTATTCTAGAAGAACCGTGGATTGAACAGCACTGGAAATAAACAATGAATACATTTCTAATCCTTTCCTGTGCAGACTCAAACAGATACAATGCCCACGTCAACCATCAGAATTATGCAGATAATTTTGGAGTAGATTATCAATTTGTTATTAAAACAGATCTGTCTAATCCTTTTTTTATAAAACCATACTGCGTTTCACAAGCTCTTTCACAAGGGTATCAAAATATTTTATGTATAGATGACGATGCATTTTTTATAAACAATAATTGGGATTTTAGAGAAGTTTTCAAAAGTCACAAAGAAGATTTAATTGTTACCAGAGGTAGAGCTAAAAAAAGTGGCACTACACTATTTAATGCTGGTGTAATGTTTATTAAAAATACCGAAACTATCAGAACACTATTTTCTAAAGTGACAGAGTTGCCTAACAAAGAGTATAGTAAGAACTGGCAACCTGAATGGGGACCTTGTGTAGGAAATGAACAACCAAGATTGATTTATCTTACTCAGACTCTTTTTCCTGAACAAGTTAAAATTATAGATTATCCAGGCTTTAATGCATCAGAAATTGAGTTTCATAAACGCAAGTCTTTTCTTGAAACAGAACCTCCTATTGTTCACATTACTGGACAAAATAAAAAAGGCAAGTTAGAAAGATTTATAAAGAATACAGGAATTGAATTACCATAATGGCATTATATATTAATTCACATAAAACTGTTTTCATACACATTTCAAAAGCAGGAGGCACAAGTGTTACTAACTGGTTAAAAAACAATTTTGAGGTTAATAAGATTGGGCCTAAGCATTGTAGGTTAGATAGAATTATCTCAAAATCTATCGATTTTGATTTTCATTTTACTATTGTAAGAAATCCTTTTGCTAGAGTGCATAGTTGGTATTGGTATCATGTTCAGGGCGGACAATTTGATAAAATACCAGATAAATGGCCTCATTGGAAAGAAGCAGCAGAAAAAGGATTTACGAAATGGATATTAGATTCTTCTAGAGAAGGCAACACAAAATCTTCTATATGGTGGACGCAGAAATCTTTTTTAGATACCAATTTAGATCACGAAGCATGCAAACTTGAAAATATCAATGATGATTTCGCAAAGATACAAGAAAGGCTAAACTGTTTCGATCCTCTACCAATATCAAATACCAGCAATCATGCTCATTATCGAAAAGACTATACATCAGAAACAAGAAAAATCGTAGAAGAACACTTTAGAGAGGATCTCGAATATTTCAATTATGTTTTTTAAACCCTATAAATACTCCTGATGAAAAAAACAAAACGACAGTGGGGATGGTATAGTGTGCTTAACCATGAACCTGAACTGGAATACAAAGTCAAAGAATTAGAAATTGCACCAGGTTGTTCTCTCAG